TCGTTCGTGGACGAAGCAGAAGCGGCAGCGGCGTATGACCGGGCGGCGATGCTTCATTTTGGCCCATTGGCCGCGCTCAATTTGATGCAGGAGAGAATTAATGCAGTTTAGTATCTTCCAGGACTTCAATCAGCCGGGCAAGGCTTCCGTGTTGATTGACGGTCAATACGGTAGCACCGGCAAGGGGCTGATCGCTGCCTATGTTGCGCAGCAAAGCCCGGTGGACTTCGCGGTCACCAATGCTTCGGCCAATGCTGGTCACACCACTATCCTGTCGGATGGTACTACCTTCGTCACCTTCCACATGCCGACTGCCGGGATCATCAATCGCGATGCGGTGATTTACCTGAATGCAGGTGCAATCATCGATCCTGAGATCTTGATGAATGAGATCGAGGAGTTCAAGATCGAACCGGGTCGCTTGGTGATTCACCCCAATGCGGCGGTGATTACCCAGGAAGATAAGGACTACGAGAAGTCCAAGACGTCCGGTGCGACCAAGATCGCCTCGACTCAGAAGGGGGTTGGTAGGGCGCTGGCACGTAAGGTCATGCGCGAAGGGATGGTGGCCAAGAACCATCCTATGATTCGCCAGTTCACTCAGATTCTCAATCTGAACCGCGAACTTCAGCACGGCAAGCGGGTGATGGTTGAAGTCCCGCAAGGGTTTTCACTCGGCAACGACCAGCCGTGGTACCCCAACACCACGTCGCGTATCGTCTCCCCTGGTCAAGGACTGAGCGATGCTGGGATCAGTCCCCGGTTCGTCGGCAATATTGTCATGACCAATCGGACCTACCCGATCCGGGTCGGAAATATCGTGCAGGATGGCGTTCAGCTGGGATACAGCGGCGATTGCTACGATGACCAGCGCGAAGTGTCATGGGAGGAACTCGGTCAGAAGGCCGAAGTTACCACGGTGACCAAGCGGGTGCGGCGGATTTTCACCTTCTCCTGCAAGCAATACCGGGACAGCCTCGATTGCATCCGGCCCACGCATGTCTTCTTGAATTTCGTCAATTACCTGAATAGCCCCGACGATCTGTTCACGATGTTGAGCAAGATGGGCGCGCAAGAGAACGAGACTGGGGTAATCCCCCAGAAGGTATTCGGCTTGGGTCCTTCGACACTCGATGTTGTCGAGACTCTTGAGCAAGCCACGGAGTGGCTGCGTACTAAGCGTAAGGCGGCGGAATGATGGAGCGGATTATGGAACAGGTAGTATTTTCCCGACTCGTCCCGGAAGTGTACGAGTGGTCCCATGGCAATTTTGGCGAGCAGCCGTCTTACCGACCGTTACTAGGACTGGTCGAGGAATTTGGCGAGTTACTTGAGGCGCTGGCTCACAATGATCGGGCCAAGATCGAAGACGCCATCGGGGACATCACCGTCTTCTCGATGGACTACGCAGCCCGCGAGAAGCTCGACATGTTGGCTCTCGATGATCTCGAATACTTGGGGTCCCAAGTGGCGATGAACGCCGTTCTGAATGGTCCGAAGGACATCGTGGTTGAGGCCATGAAGTATCTCGGCAGGATCAACCATGCTCACCTCAAGTCTGAGCAGAAGATCAGGGTATCGGAAGATCACGCCAAGAACAAGCAATTCTACCTCCACAAGGTAACTCAGGCGATGTATGCCCTGTCCGATATGATGGGCAGCGATTACGCGGGCATCGTGAACGGCACTTGGGCGGAAGTGTCGAAGCGCCAGTGGAAGAAGAACGCTGTGAACGGTGCCGTCGATGTCGCATAAGCCGTTTAGTAGGAGTCTCCGAACTCTTACTCACGTTCCAAGGTGGTCCATTGTCCGACTGATTCAACAACAGTCGGTCATGGAACATTCGGGACTGGTCGCTATTTACGCCGATCAAATTGCCGGTGTTCTTGGATGGGATGGTGATAGGGCAGCGCTCATGCGAGCCTGCCTTAGCCATGATTGGCCAGAAGTGGAGTCGGGCGACATGCCCGGCCCCTTCAAGCGAGCGGCGGTGGATGATGCTAAGCTAAGCGAATACGAGGATCAAGTGTATGATCGTCGGTTCGGAGGCAATCCGAATAACGACGATGATCCAATGATCGGTCATATGCTAAAAACCGCCGATATCCTTGAGGCAGTATTATTCCTGGTGTCGGAGCGACGACTTGGAAATCAGGGAGTAATATCCGTATTACTCTCCAATTACGCGCTGTTGGTTAAGAGCCTCAATAACTATCCGCTGCGTGGGCGGCAAAATCTTATGTTCCTCATCAATAAAGCGATCCGCGACGAATGGGAGGGGCAGGACGGAGTTCTTGATCCCGAATTAGAAGCGGCGGGCGGGATGCTAAAAGGGGTCATTGCCATATGAACGAAATTCTGCCGATTTGGCACCTAAAGGGCAAGCCATTCGATGTCCAGGCGGAAGCCACACGGCGGGCTGTAGAACACGATGCCTATGGTTTATGGCTCGAAATGGGATTAGGGAAGACTGGCACGTCCCTTAATGTATTTGTAGATTTCGTGATTAAGAATAAAGTGGTCGGACTAGTGGTTGTGTGTCCGAATTCGCTCAAGCCCAACTGGTTAATAGAAGCGGATAAGTGGGGCGTCAATGTCACTAAATATATGTGGCCAGATGTCCCGAAGGACCCTCGCAAGGTTAAGGCCCCTTTCCTGATTTCGATCAATTACGAGGCGATTGGAGTGGGCAAAGGCGAAGAGTATCTAGAGAAGGTCATGGCGGCTTATCCGACCATGTTGGTGTTAGACGAGAGCGTCCAGATCAAGAATCCGAAGTCACTGCGGACCAAGGCGGCGCTGCGTCTGCGCAAGCTTGCCAAGAAGCGTCTCATCCTGTCGGGTAATCCGGCACCGCAAGGCCCGCATGACATGTGGGCTCAGCTTACTTTCTTGGACGCCATTCCAAAGATGGCTTATCATCCATTTCGGTACACGTTTTGCTCCCTGGGTGGCTTCATGGGGAAGCAAGTGATCGGAGTGCAAAATGAAGAGCGTCTAAACGGTATCGTTAATAACTGTGGGTTCCGAGCCAAGAAGGATCAGTGGCTCGATCTTCCAGAAAAGATGTATACAACTCGTCAGCTTGAGATGACCAAGCTGCAGAGGCAGCTTTACCAGGAAATTGAGCAGGATCTCTATACTTACATTTCCGAGAGGGATGAAGAGATCTCGGTCCAGCTTGTCATCACCAAACTGATCAAGCTACAGCAGATCGCTTCTGGATTTGTGATCTCTGATTCTGGGGCAGTCATAGAATTGGACGGCGGTTCACCTAAGATGAAAGAGATTGAGGACCTGTTGGAACAGACGACTAGCAAGGTATTAATCCCCTGCACGTTCAAGCGGTCGATTGACATGCTGCTAGAGCGGCTCAAAGACTATAATCCGACCTTTATCAGAGGCGGAATGACGTCGGAGACAATTGAAGAGCAGAAGGATAAATTTAATAATTATAAAGAACATAGAGTATGCATAGTCCAAATGGACAGCGCTAAATACGGTCACACGCTGATTGGCTCAGAGAAAGCCGGATGGTGCCACGTGGCCGCGTTCTACGAAAATACATTCTCGTTGGACACGCGGTCGCAGACCGAGGACAGAATTCACAGGATTGGGCAGAAGAATACCTGTCAGTACATCGATTTCGTACTGAATCCTATCGACAATCAGATCGTGACTGCTTTGCAGCGCAAGCAAGAGGTTAGCGCCGCCATCATTGACGGCATAAGAAAGGCCAAGCAGAAAGATTAGCTTGTTCCTGGTATGATTGACACTGACCATATTCACATGGTGGGATGATCGTGAGGATAGGAGAACACTATGACTCTCGATGATTTGAACACAAGGATTGAGGGTCAATACCCTCTTACATCTTTGCAGTTTGCGTTTTGCTCAGCCTATGCCTCTCACGGCAATGGAATGAGGGCGGTGCGCGAGGCCGGGTATACTCATTCTACTCCCGGTGCGCAGAGCAGCGCGGCTTATCGCTTGCTCCGCCAAGACAAAATCAAGAAAGCCGTTGAGATTGTTCGTGAAGCTACCTAATGTCCTTCAGCGAGATGGTCATCCGGAGCTATCTGGATGACTCTGACCAGATTCAACAGATCAGAGCCGGGTACGGAATAACCGACCAGGAGCTTCGATTTGTACTAGAATTAATTGTAGACTTCGATTATTCTAGAGCCTTTTCTACGATTTTTCCGGTCGAAGAACTTGATCCGTTCGTGGCGTCTCACAAGCTCGCCAGTCGGCCCGAGATTCTCAAAGCTATATCCACCGAACTGTCCATCCAAGGCGCGTCCCTCACAATTAAGAAGGACACGATTATGATGGGTATATTCAAGGAAGCTATCAATCCTAAGGCTAAACCTGGAGAAAGACTAAAGGCTTACGAGTTGCTAGCTAGAATGATTGGTGATCTTGATCCAACTGATAAGAACAAGATTCCGTCCATTAATGTTAATATTGTCGATAATCGAGCGATTCAGCTAACTAACGACAAAGTTGCTGTGAATCTGTCGGTGGGTATCGATGGTAGTCCGGTCATTGATGTAGAGCCGGAGTCCGACAGTAATGAGTGACCTGCAGATCAATTTGCAATTATACCCGAGACAGGCTCTAGCACTCCACACTGATGCTCAAGAAGTATTGTATGGTGGCGCAGCGGGTGGCGGCAAATCTCATTTAATGCGTGTCGCCGCTATTATTTGGGCCAGCCAGATTCCAGGCGTCCAAATCTACTTCTTCCGAAGACAGTTCGTTGACCTTGAAGCCAACCATCTGAACGGGCCGTCATCATTTCCGGTCCTACTTGGTCCGTTGATCAAAAGTGGACATTGCACTTGGAATAAGAGCAAGTATCAATTCCAATTTTATAACGGGTCCAGCATTAAGCTGGCACACGTTCAGAAAGAATCAGACGTTCAGAATTATCTCGGTGCTGAGATTCACATTCTCATCATCGATGAGTTATCTCAATTCACTCCTCAGATTTACAGGTTCTTACGCTCCCGTCTCCGTATGGTGGGTGTGAAGGTACCGCCGAACATTAGAGGCAAGTTTCCTAAGATCCTGTGCGGCTCCAACCCTGGTGGCCCGGCTCACTCGTTCATGAAGATGCAGTGGATTAATCCCGCTGCACCTGAGCAGATTTGGAGAGCCCCGGATGACGATGGCGGATTGCACCGCCAGTTCATTCCGGCGAAGATAACTGACAATCCGGCTTTGCTTGAGCAAGACCCCGAATATATCAATAGACTTAGAGGGTTGGGCGATCCGGCTCTAGTCAGGGCTTATCTTGAAGGCTCATTCGATATTGTATCTGGTGGTATGTTCGATGATCTTTGGTCGAACCCTGTTCATGTATTGGAACCCTTTGCCGTTCCTAAGCGCTGGGCGGTCGATCGCTCATTCGACTGGGGTTCGTCTAGGCCATTCTCGGTCAATTGGTACGCAGAATCGGATGGCAGTCCGGTAATTTTGGCTGATGGTAGAGAACGTCACTTTCCTTTAGGCACAGTAATTCAGATTGGTGAGTGGTACGGATGGAATGGCAAGCCAAATGAGGGACTTAGATATACCCCTTCTCAGGTGGCTGAGGGCATTGTCGCCATTGAAAATCAGCTTGATCGCAAAATTGTACCTGGACCAGCCGACACCAGTATATTCGATCTGGACGCCCACAATACCAGTATTGCCGCGACCATGGCGTCCAACGGAGTCGAATGGACACGCGCTGATAAGAGCCCAGGCTCACGCACGAGCGGGTGGACGTTGATTAGAGAGCGTCTTAGAAATTCGCTAGCTTCACCGATGGAGCTACCGGGATTGTTCGTTTTCCGCAATTGTTCTAACATGATCAGGCTATTGCCGGAAGCCGTGCGTGCTGATAACAATCCAGAAGATCTCAACCCAAATTTCGAAGATCATTGCTTGGATGCCCTGCGTTATCGACTCCAAGTAGGTTCGTCTGTTTTAAAAAAGAGTAAGCTACGGCTCTTCTGACCCATATATAGGTGGAACACATGGTAGTCACCCCCGGTGGTCCCGCCCGCCGCTCCTTCGTTAAGATCAGAAGTCTCCGCTTAACGGAGGTTACCCATCCGGATTATGCTGAGCAATATACCGATTGGGAAATGCTGGCAGACCTGGATGCTGGCGAGCGCGTCGTCAAGGAACACGGCTCCCGGTATATGATTCCTACTGAGTTAGAGAGGAATGATCCGGGTAATGCGGATACTACTAAGCCTTCAAGATTCCAGCAGAGAATCCAAAGATCTGTATATATCAATGGCGTGAAGAGACTGACTCGCTACGCCATGGGCAATTTGTTCATGGAAGATGTTAAGCTTCCTAACTACTCCACGTTGCCTGGATACATGGAAGCTATTTACGAAGACGCGGATTTTCTTGGTTCCGACATGCGGAGATTCATCCGCAACGTAAGCGATAAGTCTTACGTCATGGGTCATTACTTTGTAATCATCGACATGCCCAATCTCGATGAAATCCAGAGCTTACAGGATCAGAAAGAAGCGAATGCCAGACCCTATCTGATAGCAGTGGACCCTAGAGACATCATCAATTGGTCGATCCGTCGCGGTATTGATGGAAGATTTTATCTGGATTGGGTGGTTCATCGTATTGCTGAATACGTGTCGCCCGGTCCTTACGATATTCATGAAGAATCCGTATACTACAAGGTTTGGTATAGAGATCGCTGGGAAGTCAGAAAGTTATCGGCTGAGAACGCTCCTTACGAAATAGTGGAAGAGGGCATCAATCCACTCGGTGAAGTGCCAATAGTTCCGATTTATTCGGATCAAGTGCGCCCGATGGTGTCTCAACCCCCTCTACTTGAGCCCGCCAACCTATCCCTCAGCCATTACAACATGTACAGCATGTATATGAATGGCTTAATGTATCATCTGAATCCCCTACTGGTGATCCAAGGCGCAAGAGACACCGAAGTAAATCGCGGTGCTGATTATGCCCTGTTCTTGCCGACCAATGGCGATGCTAAGTATGTTGAGTACAATGGCACCTCGTTGAGTATCGCCCAAAAGTCAGCGGATGCTCTAGCTGAAGAAATCATGGAAGCTGGGCTGCGTAATACTACGTTCTTGGGTGCTAACACTTCGGCGGAGGCTCGCAAAGTATCGCGCGCAGATTACCATTCGTTCCTCAAGTCCGTGGCTTTGTCGTACGAGAACGGTTGGAGCAAGGTGTTTAGACTAATTGGGCGCTGGATGGGCGATTCTTTCACTGAAGCTCAGTCCAAAGTGTCCTTCCACAAGGATTACGACCTGTCTCAGTTTGAGGCTGGTCAGCTTGATTTTCTACTCAAGGCCAGAGCCGCAGGGGAAATTTCCCGTAAGAGATTCTTTGAAGAACTTCGTAGGGGCCAAGTGGTAAATAAGGATATTAACATTGATACTGAGATCAGAGAGGCTCAGGTCGATGGCCCGGCATATGATGTCCGCGCTGAATTAAAGAGGCTGGATCTTGAGGCTAAGGGCGTTTCTGCTGACGATCTTCGGGACGGTCCCGACGATTCTAGAGACAGCCCCGACGATAACAGTGATAATCGCGACAATCGTAGCGACAATCGTAGCGACAATCGTAGCGACAATCGTAGCGACGATAGATCGGTAAGGACCAGGGGCTAGTCTCCCTACCTTACCATCTTCACGAGAAGACCCACTGGTATTAATTTTAATGAGGGCGCTAGGTGCCCTTAATTGGAAAGGTCAAGGACCGATGAACGTACGTAACACCACACCCAGGGTTCGTGGTTTCGAAGAAGTTGATATCTCGAATATCCCGAGCTACAATTCGAGAATGTCTGGCACTACCAATACGTCAGACCCCACTCCGGAACCCACTGAGGAAGAAAAGATTGAGGCGGAGGCCAAGTCCTTCGATCTGTCTAAGACCCTCAGAAACCCGAAGATCGCGGATATTTTGAAGACTTGGGCCGAGCGCGAAGTCGTCGCACCGGTAAAGTCGAAAAATCAGGAGCTTCTTGAGAAGCTGGTCCGTTACAAGTTCAAGGGTGAGGATGGCAAGGAGTATTACCTGGACCCGGAAGAGGCTCGCCTTGCTATTGACAAGGTGAAGTCCGGTACGCCGGTCGAAGTCCAGAAGGAAGTTGACCGCGCTGTTGAAGCCGCCAACACTCGTAACAAGGTGATCATCGACGGACTATCTCAGAAGAGTAATACCCTAGAGGAACAGCTGGCCCGTGAACGCAGTCGTCGTCTCGACACCATTGTCATCAACGAGTTAAATCGCGCGTTGATCAATTCTGGCATCAAGGCCGGTAAGATGCACCTCCATGAGATGTATCTCCGCAACTACCTGAAGGTGGCTGAGGAGAACGGCAAGGAAGTCATTGTGGTAATGGACGAGTCGGATGCCGACAAGCCCCGCTACGGCTCGAAGGGTCTGATGACTGTCCAGGAATTCATCCTTGAATATCGCAACCGCGATGGCGTGGCTGAAGACTGGCAGCCGACCGTTCGTGGCGGTTCGGGCACGGCCCCGACTGCGACAATGGGAGGTCGCGGTATTTCGATCAACCAGGATCTTCCTCCGGCTGAGCGCCTGAAGATCGCTCGTGCCGCGAATTCCGGTATCCGTCGCTAGTTCATTAGGAAGGGGCGGGAACTTACCTATTGACAATCGCCCCTTCCCTAGGATAGTATATTCCTTGAGCGAGGCTCAGGTCACCAACCTCCGCTAGGCGGGGGTGGATCGCAGTAAAGATTCAGCCCCGAAGTGGAGGATTATAATGGCTCTAACTCTAGTTGAGGCTTCGAAGCTTCATAGCGGGGACGTACTGCGTTCCGCCGTTATCGAGCTTTACGCCCGTAACTCCGATGTTCTGATGGCTCTGCCATTTGATAACATCACCGGCAACGCCCTTCGCTATAACCGCGAAGACAAGCTGCCCGGCGTCGGCTTCCGTGGTGTGAACGAAGCTTACGGCGAATCGACCGGCATCCTCAACCCGCAGGTTGAAATGCTGTCCATCGCTGGTGGCGATCTGGACGTCGATACCTTCATCCTCCAGACGATGGGCGCTGACCAGCGTTCCGTGCAGGAAGCGATGAAGATTCGCGCCCTCGCCCTCCGTTGGACCAAGGCGTTCGTCAAGGGCGACAACGGCAACGATCCGCGCGAGTTCGATGGTATCCAGGGCCGAGTCGCTGGCAACCAGCTGATTGAGAACAACGCCGGCACTGGCGCTGGTCTGTCTCTGGCCAAGCTGGACGAAGTTATCGATCAGGTGACGAACCCGACTCATCTTCTGATGAATAAGGGTATGCGCCGTCGTCTAACGCAGTCGTCTCGTAATACATCCGTCAGCGGGTACATCACCCATACGAAGGACGAATACGGTCGTCAGCTGACTATGTACAACGACCTTCCGGTTCTGGTCGTGGACGAAGACGAGGCTGGCAACCAGATCATGCCGTTCAACGAGGCTGCAGCTGGTGGTGGTACTGCTTCCACTTCCATCTTCTGCGTGTCCTTCGGTGAAGGCATGTTCCAGGGCATCCAGAACGGCGACATCACCGCCCGCGATCTCGGTGAACTGCAGAGCAAGCCTGCGATGCGCACTCGCGTTGAGTGGTTCGCTGGTATTGCTATCATGCACGGCAAGGCCCTGGCCCGTCTGCGTGGTGTCACCGATTCCGCCGTGACCGCTTAATAGAAGGAGAACGGTGAAATGGTGAAGGCAATCTTCGATGTGGAGCTAGTTCTCCGCGCTTCTGAGACGCTGACGGCTACGGACTCGTCCGACGCCAAGGCGCATCCGCTGACCCCGGTGTATTACGCCAACGACGCGCACTATGAAACGATCGCCGTTGCGGTTCGTGTCTCGGCGTTCACGGCTGGTGGTTCCACGATGAACTACTCGGTTCAGGTGGACTCGGCTTCCAACTTCAGCTCCCCGGTGACGGTGGCTCAGCTTGCCATCACCGGTGTTGGCGAGTGGATTCTGCCGATCGATCTGACCACGGTGAAGTCGCTGGAACCCTCTGCGGCGTTCATCCGTGATGCGATGACGATTACCGGTGGCTCGACCCCCTCGGTCACTCTCTCGTCTCGCATCGTTCGCCCGAACAACGCGGCGATGTCGTAATCTGGCAGATTAACCAGCGAGTCTTCGCATGGTTAAATGGGGGCCGGGGGCAATAGCTCCCGGCCCTCAACTTTAAAGGAACATATTATGCCTGTGATGATTCACCCTCAGCGCGGGAAGATGGTTTTCCACGCCATCGACGTTCAAGACGCTAAGGCAGACGGCTGGGTGTTGGAAAGTCAGTCCGCCCCTGTGGAAGCCGCTCCTGCGGAAGCCGCTCCCGCCGCTCCTGTTGCCCCCGTGGGCGCTTCGGTGGCCGGTGTTGCCCCTAAGGCCGCTCCCAAGGCCGCCGCTAAGCCAGCCCCGGCTCCCGCCCCGGCTCCTGCCCCGGCTCCTGCCCCGGCTCCTGCTCCGGCTCCTGCCCCGGCTCCTGCTGAGACACCCAAGGCGGAATAACATTATTCAGGGAGGGTAACATGAGACTCCAACCGCTGGTCAATAGCTATGTTACCCTCTCTGAGTCCAATCGTTATTTTACCACTCGTCCTTATGCCTCTGATTGGGGGGACACTTCTGCCGCTGGTGTAACTTTGGTCTTCAGCGGCGTTCCTTCTTCTGGGAACACGGTGGTAGTTAATGGCACTACTATTACATTCGTTAACGGAACTCCCGTTGCGAATCAATCAGCCATCGTCGCTGGCAATCTCAGAGCCACCCTTGATAATTTGGTCGCGGTGCTTCCCTCCACAGTGGAAGGCGAGCAGACGACGCTAGGCACCGTTCGGTTTTCATTTTGGTTAGCCGGGGTGTACGGAAATGGTACTCCTATTTCTTGGAATGTCACCGGGATCACGATCAAGGCGGGCTCTGCCAATCCAGCTAGCAGTGGTAGCGCTGTCATGAGCGGAGGGGTCAGCAACAAAACTGACCTCCAGAAGTCAGCCGCGTTGATTTTCGCGGCCAGACACATCGAATACGGATACACTTTTAAAGGTATTCTAGCTGATGATAAGCAGGTCATGTCGTGGCCCCGTCAGGAAATTTACGATAAGAACGGCAGAAAGATTCCGTCTAACGTCATCCCGATGGCGATCAAAGACGCCCAATGTGAATTGTCCGCTCAGTGGATTATATCTGATCAGTTAATGCCCGCTGCCAGCTTCATGACTAGAAATGATGCAGATTTTGGAAAAGGCGGGGTGAAGCGAATCAAGCTCGGTACTATGGAGAAAGAGTACAGAGATACTGGGAGTTATTTGTTTGCTTTAGCCAACGGCGAGGCTCCGTCCACCAAGATATATCCGTTCGTAGACATGATGCTTACCGAATATTCCCTCAAGTCCCCCGCTGGTACTAGTGGGAGGATTTCGATTTGAGCGTTCGCAACGAATTTGCCGCTGCCGCGTCCGAGATCTTCGATTCGTTCGGAGATCTAATAAAGATGGGCGCTGTCAGAAAAAAGGGCGTAGCCGCATTTGATCGAGATAAGGGTACTACCGTCCGCAAAGATGACCAAGTTATGGACGCCCGGTATGTCCCAGACAAGCCCTCTAAGACTTTCATCTCTAAGAATAGCGCCGCGATTGGGCAATACGGTTGTTATTTAGTGTTGGGGTCTGGCCTTGATTATCCCCCCGTCGCGGGCGATCAATTCACAACTTCGGATGAAATAACCAGACCAATTTACGAAGTAGAAACAGACGACGCTGACGCCGGTATTTTCTTTCGGTTATATATTAAGCTATGAGCAGGGTGAAAACCAATATAACCTTCGCGGGGCAGAAGTTAGGCAGCACTGACGCCTTAGCCACAGCTATTAAGAATAGAATTCAAGAAGCAGCGCGTGCCGCTCAGGTCGCAGCGGCGGAGAGAATTGCTCACGAGATTTGGGAAAATACCCCGGTAGTCACAGGCAACACAAAATCAAACTGGAGCGTAGTATCAGCTGGAGTAGCCCCGGCGTGGGACAGTGAGGCAGTAGGGCATCAGCCCTTTAAAATGAGTATATCAGCTACTTCTGGACCATTGAGGATAGTGAATCCGGCCCCAGCTGCATATTTTATAGAGGTGAGATCTGGATTCATTCGCACGGCCATGATGGATTACAAAGGGCTGGTGAATGACGCCGTTAGGGATCTAAAAGGCAAAAAATGAGCAGGGCATATGGTCAAATTCTGAGGGCTTTGAACGACAGGTTATTGACCTTCGATAGTGGATCGTATGTATCTCTAACTGAGTTTGAAAATTCCGATTTTGTTAAGCCCGATTCCGGGGTGTGGCTACGCCAGAGAATATTTTGGAGAAAACCTAGAATACTAGGGTCTTTTTATGGTAATTATCGAGAGCAGGGCATTTATCAGATAGAAATCATGCAATTGGCTGGGGACGGCTCAGTAGAGTCTGCCGATGTTTCTGGTGAACTGGTGCAATGGTATGGTAGGGGTTCCACCTTGACCACTAGTAATATACCAGTTAAAATCGAACAGTCATATAGAATGACTTCGGTGAGAGACGGTAGCTGGCTGAGCACCCCAATCGCCGTTGAATTTTGGGCTTATACCTCTATAGGGAGCTAGCTATGGCCGAGACGCTTAAGCCCGCGACTTCTAGCCGTCGCCGGATCTCGCAGATTGTTGAAGTCAATCTCGGGGTAACCCCCGCGACTGGCACTTGGCGTTCTCTACCATTTATGGAAGGTGCGGCTCTCAATCAGACCCAGACGTTCAATCGTTCTGGTGAAATTAAGTCGAACCGCCAGGGCGGTCGTCAGGTCGGCGGTAACATTCAGGTGGGCGGCACTCTGCCTGTTCCTCTGAAGTACGACGACGCTATTCTTGAGCTTCTGGAGAGCGCGCTCTCCGGGGCCTTCACGATTCCCGCTGCTTCTGGCGCGGGTGGCAACACCAGTGGTTTCGCCTTCAACCACGTTGGTGTTCAGGCCAGCGGCACCATCACTCTCGGAAGCAACCCCGCCAACGGCGATACGGTTGTTGTAAACGGAGTGACGTTCACCTTCAGAACGATTCCCGTCAATGCCACGGACGTCGAAATCGGACTGAACGCCGCCGCCTCTGCTGCTAATCTAAGAGCGGATCTGGCTGCCAGCACCAACGATCTGGTCACGGTAGCTACCTACTCTGTCAGCACCAACGCGGTTACTGTCAATTTCAAGGACGTCGGTACTGAGGGCAACAGCTTCACGCTGGCTAAGACCGGTTCCGCCGTTACTGTCTCGGGCGCTACGCTGTCCGGTGGTACCGCTGGTTCTGACCAGATCACTCGTTCTTCCGGCAGCTTCCTCCTGGACGGTTGGCAGGCTGGCAATGCGGTTGTGGTCACGGACGCCACCACTGGCGGCAACAACATCGCTCTCTCCGATGGTGTTACCGTTGCGGCAGTGACTGCTACCGCCCTGACCCTCAGCGCCAACGCTCGCATTACCACCGACGAGACGTTCGGTTCGGCCACGGTGCTGACCACTAACGCTCGCTTCATTCGGTCCAGCACGGCTCGCAAGACCTTCACTCACGAAGTGTCTTACACCGACATGGACCCGGTGGTGCACGAATACTTCCGTGGCAACGAAGTCAACACTCTGGCGATTAATATTCCGACCTCGGGTGAGGTAACTGGCGAGTTTGCCATGATTGGCCTCGTCGGTAAGATCACCGAAGTTGAGTACGATCGTTCGAACAATATGGGTACCGGCTCGAAGACTGCGGGCACGGGCACTCGTGTTGAACCTGCTAACACGGTCGCGTTCGCTGGCTCGGTTGAGGGCACCGCCCTTGAGCGTGGTGGTTCTTCGGCTCCTGACGTTGAGTCGCTGACCATCAATATTAACAACAATCGCGCCGCCAAGTTCGCAGTTGGTCAGTCCGCTGCTCCGTTCGTTGAGGAAGGCGACTTCGACGTCGAAATGACGTTCGCCCTTTACTTCACGGACATGGACGTGAAGAGGCAGTACCTAGACGGTACCCGCACCTCACTGAAGGTCGTAATGCGCGATCAGCAGGACGGTCACCGCATGGTTCTGGTCTTCCCGAACATCGTGTTCACCGCTGGCGATACCGGTCTTTCCGGTCAGACCGTGGTTCTGAACATGACGGCATTCGCGGAAGAAGATCCCAGCTACGGGTCCAAGGCTCTCCTGTGGATTCAGCCTGCAGTATAAGGTGATTAATGCCCGCTGGCCGTTTCGACTTCATTTGTGAGAAGGGAGCTACTTTCTCCTATTCGCTCACTTGGAAAGACGAGGGCGGCTCAGCGGTCAATCTCGCTGGATACTCGGCTAGGATGCACGTTAGGACATCCCACGAAGACCCCGAAGCGGCGGTGATCTTGACCACTGATAACAGTGGGATCTCGATCACCGCCAATACTGGCAGGTTGGCTCTGTCGCTAAGTCCTTCTGTGACAGAGAGCATTCCCAGCTTCAATCCTTCCGGGACCCCTCCTACTTCCAATTACGTCTACGATCTAGAGCTTGTGGCCCCTAATGGGACAATCACTAGGCTTTTGCAAGGTAGATTCAGAGTAGTGGAAGAGGTGACTAGATGAGCGTCACCGTTGAGCAAGACGTAACAACCGTAGTAGTTACTCGCGGAGCGAGTGAGCCCACCACGGTTAACGTCACTAAAGATAATGTTACGGTAATGACAATTGGCACTCAGGGTCCCGCTGGACCTGTCGGTGCCCCTGGAACGTCAGTCGATTTGGCTTTAATTCTGGCATTAACGTGAGGAAAATGTGGCCAATTCGTTCAAGACTGTCGTAAAGATCGTCCCCGACGAGATCGGCCTTCCTCTATATACCTGCCCTAACAATAAATTCGCGGTAGTAATATTGGCTCAAGTCGCCAATGTTGTATCCTCCATCATCAATACCACATTTTATCATTCGCGTCTGAATGACGTCCAAGAGCGCGAGTATTTTGAATTACTTATGAATTCTCCGATCCCCACCAGGGACGCTCGTTCCATGTTATCGGGAAGACTTGTTCTTCAGCCGGGGGATCAGATCCATTGCGTAGCTTCAGCCCCCAATTCTCTTAAAATAACCGTCTCCCTGCTAGAGTCTGATCCATGACTCAGTTATTAAGCGGGAGAGTAGCTACAAGATCCCCAGGACAGGCTTCATCTGACAGATGGTCATTCCTGTCCTTACAGGACGCTGAGCCGAATCTAGGTATTCCCGCTTTAACCAATTCGTTCCTAGTATCAGATGATACTGGAGTCAGATCGTGGATTGAAGCTAGATTATCGACCTTAAAAGATATCTCGATCACGAATCCGGGTCATGGTAATCTGCTTACTTATAACTCAGCGACCTCAAAGTTCGAAAATAGCAGTTCGTTGAGCAACATTTATTTCGACGGCGGCAATTTCTAATAGGAGAGCCCGATGCCCAATACGCTTAGAATTAAGCGCCGTGCCGTTGGCGGCGGTGTAGGCGCTCCTTCCGGTCTGAAGAACGGCGAGTTAGCCTTCAACGAAGACGATTTCAGGCTGTATTACGGCTTCGGCGTAGGGTCCGGTGATAACGCCGCTTCAGTAATCACCATCGGCGGCTCGGGCGCGTTTGTTTCCACCACCGGTGCGCAAACCATTGACGGCGTTAAGACATTCTCGTCCCTCATTGGTGGTAGTATCAACGGCAATGCCGCGACTGCCACTGCTCTTCAGAATGCCCGAAACATCGTTCTGTCCAGTGATGTAGGTGGCACTGTTTCATTTGATGGTTCCGCCAACGTCACTCTAACTGCTACTGTTGCTAACGATAGCATCACCAATGCTAAGTTGGCTAACATGGCGGTAAGCACGATCAAGGGTCGGTCCTCTGCTGGTACGGGTGATCCCGAAGATCTGACCGCTGCTCAAGTCCGTACTATCCTGAACGTTGCGGACGGCGCGCAGGTCAACCAGAACGCTTTTTCGAATTTTATTCTCAATAACGGAACCATTGTAGCAACCACCCTGGTTGCTGACAGTGTTACTGATACTCTAACCTTTACCGCAGGTTCAGGTCTGGAGGTGACCGGCAACGCCGGTACTGACGCCATGACTCTCGGTCTGGCGATGTATGGCACCGCAAGGAGCGCCAACTACACCGCCGTACTCGCAGATTTGGCTACCTCCATTCGGTTCACCGGGGCTTCGGCGCTCACTCTCACCCTGACCGCTGCCGCCACTCTTGGCGACAAGTGGTTCTGTTATGTCCGGAACGATACGAGCCAGCCTTTAACCATCGATCCCAATCTGTCGGAGTTGGTGGATGGTGCCGCCACCCTCGTTCTTCCTCCCAAGACAGGTATTATTCTAAATTGCACGGGGACCGACTTTTACACTATCGGTAATGCATTGACGGGTACCAGCGGCGCTGGCATGATTACTCGCAGTGCCACTGGGGAATTTACCCCTCGCACCATCACAGGCACGGCTGGTAGAATCGGCGTCACCAATGGTGACGGCGCGTCTGGCAACCCCACCCTCGATCTAGCTACTTCCGGTATCAGCGCTGGTACTTATACCAAGCTTGTAGTTGACGTGTATGGTAGATCGACTGCCAGCGGTGGTGCTTTACTTGCAGCCGATATTCCTACTCTAACGGCAACGAAGATTTCGGATTTCGATATCCAAGTCCGTACGAGCCGCCTCGATCAGATGGCGGCTCCCACCGCGTCCGTTTCTCTGAACAGTCAGAGAATTACTGGACTGGCCGAGCCGGTCAACTCCACTGACGCCGCCACCAAGAATTACGTCGATAGCACCGCTCAGGGCCTCGATGTCAAGCAGTCGGTTCACGTAGCCACCACTGCCAATATTGTTGGCACTTATAGCTCGGATGCGTTGACCTTAACTGTGACCGCCACTGGAGTGTTTGCGGTCGATGGGGTTAATACGGTTCTCAATGGTAGAATTCTGGTTAAAGATCAGACAACGGCCACTCAGAATGGTATTTATGTCGTAACCACTGCGGGCGCGACAGGTGTATCGGCGGTTCTAACTCGCGCCACTGACGCCAATACCTCAGCCGAACTGTCTCCTGGCATGTTCTGCTTTGTCGAGGAAGGCGTTACTAACCTAGATCAAGGTTATGTACTGACCACCAATGGTCCCGTGACCTTGGACACCACTGCTCTGACCTTCACTCAGTTCTCAGGGGCCGGTCAGATAGATGCGGGGAACGGTCTAACTAAAGCGGGCAACACCCTTAATGTCGGTACTGCTGCCGCTACTAGAATCGTAGTCAACGCCGACAATATCGATCTTGCGACCATCGGCAATGCTGGCACCTACACCAGAGTAGTAGTAGATGCCTACGGCAGAGTAGCCAGTTTCGTAGCGGCTACGCTGCTGGCGGATTATGGTATCACTAATGCCGTCTCCACCGCTCGTTTGATCAACACTCAGAATGGTCTAACTGGTGGCGGTAACTTATCTGCGGATCGCACTCTGGAGCTTACCGGTCAGGCCAGATCGTTCCATGACCTAGCCACCAATGGTATCGCTGCTCGCGTAGCTTCCGGCTCGGTGGTAGCTAGAACAGTAACCGGAACCACCAGCCGAATCACCATTACTAACGGTGACGGCGTGGCTGGCAATCCCACAATCGATATTGCTTCTGGGTATGTCGGTCAGAACACGATCAATACCCTAGGCACCATCGGTACCGGCACTTGGCAGGGTTCAGTAATTGGGTTGGCTTATGGCGGTACCGGTGCCAACCTCAGTTCCATGGCTGATGGCGCGATCTTCAAGAAATCAGGTACCGCTTTTATTGCCGCTACGGTGGGTACCGATTACTTGAGTGACGCCAGCACTATTGACTGCGGCACTTTCTAAGGGTACTGTGGTAGGCGCTCCATATGGAGCGCCTTTTTAACCCCAGGCTATATAGCCATTGATAAGGGGGGGCATATGCCCAATAAGTTGCAGATCAAGCGCAGCGCTGTCCAAGGCGCTATACCTACTACAGGCGTTCTTGATCTAGGGGAATTGGCCCTAAATACCAACGATGGCAGGATGTTTATGAGGAGGACGGTGGGAACCGTCTCCTCAATTGTTGCATTTGATCCAATAAGCTCCATGCCGTTAAAGCGCCCGGTTAGGGTGGCTACTACTGCAAATCTCTCAGTGACTGGGGCCACTCAAACTCTTACCAATTCAGGCGCGCTAGCGACTCTAGCCATCGACGGCGTATCGCTGTCAGTTAATGATAGAGTATTAGTTAAAGATCAGACGCTCGCTAGGCAGAACGGTATTTATACCGTAACGACCGTTGGTTCCGTATCGGTGCCTTGGGTTCTCACCAGAGCAGACGATAGCAACACCTGGGACAACTTGGTTGCTGCCGAAGTAGCAGTAGTTCAAGGGTCTGTTAACACAGACACACTTTGGTTTTCTCAGACAGATTTTAGTGGCACTTTAGGCACCAATAACGTAGTCTGGCAGTTGGTCGCCAATCTGCAAACGGCGTCTTTTGGTAATTTAGCTACTAACGGAATGGTGGCGCGAGTCGCATCTGGTTCTGTAACGGCGCGTTCGATTGCTGTTTCCGGAACTGGTATCTCGGTAACAAATGCGGATGGCGTCTCTGGCAATCCTACGATTGCCTCTAACGCCACTAACGCAAATACCGCTTCTGCAATTGTGGCGAGAGACGCTAACGGAAATTTCTCGGCAGGCACGATCACTGCCGCGTTGATTGGGAACGCATCGACTGCGACCAGCGCCACTAGCGCTACTAGCGCTACTTCTGCCACTATTTTAGCTACCAGTCGAAATTTCTCATTAGCTGGCGAGCTTACATCGAATACGGTAGGATTTAACGGTGGTGCTGATGTATCTATTTTAGCTACCATTGGTGCAAGTGTCGTAACTGCTACCAAAATTGCTAATGCCGCAGTTAGATCTCAGCATTTATTAGTAGCATCAAAGAGCATCAATCAAGACCCTTCATTTTCTTCGGGATCGGCAGGCTGGACCGGGTTTGTCAGGCGATTAAGCTCCAGCAATGTCGCAGTTCCTACTGGGTGCCCCACTACTGTTGCGGCTGAGTTTAATGTAAGAGATTGTCCCCATCTCGCAGATTTTGACGTAGTTCCAGGGGAGGTTTACAGAGCTTCTGCCTGGGTTAATCGGGGAACGGGCAATGGCGGCGTCGGTATCGGCATCTTTGGGGCGGTCTTAAATGCTGCTGAGGGGTTTATATCAAGTTTTATTTGGCCTTCCGCATTCACTACTTCCACTGGATGGGTGCGTGTAACAGGTCTTTACACCATCCCAGCTAACGCTGCTAGACTTAGATTTGGCCCGTGGGCAGATCGTCCCACTTACGTGGGTGAGGCTTGGTACGCTGATCTCACACTTGAAAAAATGGTCGTTGGCGATTTATTAGTAGATCATTCTATTGATGATGTTAAACTGGCAAGCATATCCGGTCTAGCCTTAGGTACTTACACTAAGCTGACTGTTAATACTAAGGGAAGAATTACAGGAGGGTCCACTTTATTAGAAGCAGATATCCCGTCTCTCAGCGGAGCTAAGATCACATCTGGTACCATTCCCGCTGGTGTCTCTTACGCAGGAAGTGTCGCTACTTTAACGAATTCACGTAATTTTTCTCTAAGCGGCGATGCCACGTCTAATACTGTAGGATTTAATGGCAGCGGCGACGTATCTCTCACGGTGGCGTTGGCTACCCAAGCGGGTCTATCCGCTGGTACTTATACGTCCGTTGCAGTAAACACTAAGGGTATCGTAACCTCGGCCTCTAATCCCACTACGATCAGTGTGGGCGCTACTGGGTTCTCCTATACTGCCACCACTGCTCTAGGAACCACAGTTGATAACGAGAACATATTCAATTCGTCTAGAATACTCAATTCTAACTCCGACAATCTTATCACCAGAGCTTTCAGAGTAACAAACGGAACTGATTGGACCACCGCCGCCTGGGAAATAAGAAGGAGAGTTGATGTAACCAATGGGGCGTTCATAAGGTTTGGTGGCACTAATAATATCAACAGACTGTCACTTGGAGAAAATGCCACTGAGAGATTGGTGATGTTTAACACCACTCTCACCTTTAACAGTAACAATATTTGGCACGCCGGTAATGATGGCGCGACATCCGGTCTTGACGCCGATCTGCTAGACGGACAACAAGGTTCCTGGTATCAAGACGCCACCAATCTTACTGCTGGGACAATTCCTAGCGCGAGAGTAGCTGGCATCTACGAATCCATCACCGGTATTGGCATCGGAGATACCGTCAATCGCGGTCCCATTGTCACGTTCGGAGCCATAACGCCCGGCAGCGCTTATGTACCAGGGACTTACACAGCAGTATCCTTGACTGGCGGGTCTGGATTGGGCGCTACAGCTACCATCGTAGTCGATGGATTTGGTAACGTTAGTTCAGTCACACTAGTCGCTGAGGGAAATAGATTTATTCCAGGCGATGTTTTATCAGCCACGCTTGCGGGAGGAGGAACCGGATTTTCGATTCCCGTTTCAACAGTGCGTCAAGCCACCATCAATATTCTTGGTACTTCTCCTAGAATCAGGCTCGGGCATAATCTCAACGTCGTAGCTGGTAATGAAATAGGATCTATCTTATTTGGAACTAGTGATTCTACTGCTGGCGGGCGTGGTGACAAGGTTCGTTTAGTAGCCACCGCCGCAGGATCGGCGGCGGGAGGTGAGTTAGAAATTTGGACCTCCGCTAACGGAGGCGAGCCTAAACTAGCTGTTGATATCACTGGGACCAATACTTTTAGGTTATTCAATTCTGCAAGCACTTTTTATTCGGCAATGTCGGCCCCGGTCACTGCGAACCGCACACTAACCCTCGCAGATGGTAATACTACACTGGTGGCTGGCACTATGGTTCCCACTACCGGCACCGGAGCTACCGGTTCGTGGGGGATCACGGCGTCTAGTGCTAACACGGCCACTACTCTAGCTACATCTAGAACCCTCACCATTGGTTCCACTGGTAAATCATTTAACGGTTCTGCGGATGTAGCATGGACTTTGGCTGAAATCGGGGCGTTACCCTCAGCTGGCGGAACGCTGACCGGTGCCTTGGTTATTTCCCAGGCTACTCCGACGCTAACTTTAAATAAGAGCGCTTCCGGGGCAAATGCTGTAATCATTTCTAAGACTAACAATGTAGACAGATGGATTATCGTAGCGGGAAGTAACGATGCTGAATCTGGCGGCAACGCTGGCAGTGATTTTGCTATCAACCGTTATAGCGATGTGGGGTCTTACGTAGGTTCTCCAATAATTATTAGACGCAACACCGGGGTCACAGAATTTCAAGCTATTCCGACAGGTCCTGCCTCCGATCCCACTACTGCCGGTCAACTTACCCGCAAGGCTTACGTAGACGCTCAGCGCGATACACGTGTTGCCAAGGCTGGCGACACTATGACTGGTAGTCTTCAGATATCGGGCTCATGGGCTGCCGTCGTCCTCACTAAACCCACTTCGGGTTCTGGCGCTCAGTTACTCGGTTATGTCGGTCCTTCGCTCCGATGGGCCGCTTACCTAGGAGACAGCACTTCCGAAACCGGCAGCAACGTTGGCAGCGACTTCTCTATTTCTCGCTTCTCAGACGCGGGCTCTTTTCTCAGTACTTCTCTATTAATCACGCGTTCAACCGGCGTAGTCTCTTTCTTTAGTACCCCTCTCGTTAGTAGCAACACTGTCTGGCACGCGGGCAATGATGGTGTCGGTTCTGGCCTCGATGCCGATCTTCTCGACGGTCTAAATTCTTCCACCCTTGCCGGTGTTAGCACCATTGCGGCTAGAAACGCTTCCGGAGACTTGTTAGCCGCTGGGTTCAGAATTGGATCGGACACCAATAACGCGCTGATCGCTAATGGTTTATTTCTTAGGGGAGCGAATCCCACAGTACATTTAAGAGACACTGACGGCAGATGCGGGTTCGTGCACGTCAACAGTAATACGCTGTATTTACTCGGCAGTACGACGAACGACACTGCTACTTGGACGCAGGTAAACTCCCAATGGCCTGCTTATTGGGATTTGACCAATAATAATTGCGTAATCGGTGGTACTCTGACTATCAACTCTGACATTAGGATCAAGGAGAACATCGCTGATATATCTAATCCCATAGATCTCTTAATGGGCCTTAAAGGCGTCTATTATAATCTAAAGGGCGATGACAAGAAGCAAATCGGGTTTATTGCCCAATGGGTAAGAAAGAATATACCTGAACTAGTGTTGGAAGCTGGCGACAACGTGATGGGTGATATTCCCAATATGTTGTCCGTTGATTATGGCAGAACCACGGCTATTCTAGCCGAGGTCGGGAAGAATCACGAAGACAGAATTACTTATCTTAACAACAAAGTGAATGAATTATCGAAAGCGAACGAGATTCTCTTGGCCAGACTAGAAGCCTTGGAATCTAAGCTTCTCCATTGACTATGCCCCTGATATAATAAGCAAGGAGACGCTAATGGCCATCATTATTGGAGCCACTACAGCCGTAACTAATTTGGCCAGAGTGGAATGGGACAGGCTATCGGGAAAGCCGGGCGTTATCATTAACAGCGCTACCAAGACTTTAGTTGGGATTCTAGAAGTAAGATGGGATGCGTATAGAGATGGGAACAATCTAGTGTTTGTGCGCAATTGTGATTGTAACTGTGCTTGCGCCTGTTCCACTGACACAGCAGAATGAGAGTAATAGCGCCTGTGGCTCTCTGCATTCAAGATGTGCTAACCGTTTATTTTAGGGGGCCGACATGACGATTATTGTATCTGGCACCACCGTATTTAACTCATC